ACAAAAACGTCTGGACCGATGTCGATACCGACGATTTTCAGGTGATCCAGAGCCAGCGGAGCTTCCAAATCATTCCGTTCCCCGATTTTCAAGAACCCCAATTGTTTATTCAGCAAGCGGGAATAAAAATCCAATTCAGCGCCGGTTTCGACGTGATTCTCGAAAGCGGCGAAGAGGTCGCGTCCGGCGACGGCGAATTCCCGCTCGACGAGACGGTGAAGGGCGCCTTCATCGCGCTCGTCGGCCATTATTACGAAAATCGCGAGCTCTTCGCGGCCGACAACCTCACCAAGATCGAAAGCACGGCAGGCGGCTTGCTCAATTCGATCCGCATGTTCTGGTGAGCTATCCGATTGTCATGTCGGAGCGCGACACAATCGAGGCCGCGCATGAGGGCCGAAATCTGGCGCGGTATGGCGACGGTGAATTGAAGATCGCGCTGGGCCGCGATGCTAAGAGCCAACGCGGCGATCCTGTATTGGCGAAGCGGCTTCGAGAAATTCTGCTCGGACCAACGAGCCGTTGCCTAATGTGCATCCCCAACATCGCGACCGACGAGACGCCGAAGGTCGACTTCTGGCGGCAATATCGTTCCCACGCCTACACGCGGCTCTATTCGCGCGGGCCTTATGGCTCCAGCTTCGTCACGCGGCCGGATTCCGCGCCATGGATCGACACGCCAGGATATTGGAAGAGGTTTATCGATTTATGGCGAGATAAGGACGTTGTGCTGGTCCGTGGCTCGTCGAAGAGCTTCACGCTCGCCGATCTGCATGCCGCCAAATCTGTGCAGGAATTCATCGTTTCTCGACAGCACGCTTGGGTCGATTATCCATATCTCATGTCGGAACTGGCAAAGGAAAAACGGCTGGTTATCCTATGTCTCGGCGCTACGGCAACGGTTGTCGCATACGATCTTGCACAGCTTGGCGTTCACGCCCTCGACCTAGGACATGCCGGGATGTTTGCGAGGCGTGAAGGTCGATTCGATAGGGAGAGTTTTCCGGAATGATCGACGCCGCAACTGTCAGAGACAGATTCTCCTACGATGAGAAAACAGGAATTTTCATTCGCAGAGTAAGTTCCGGATCGTGCGCTCGGGGATCGGTCGCCGGAACAATCCACAGCAATGGGAAGCGCTATATTCAGATTGACGAAAAACTCTATTTCGCATCGCGCTTGGCGTGGCTTTACATGACTGGCTACTGGCCAAAGCTCGCGGTGAACCATCGCAATCTGAATCGCTCAGATGATTCCTGGGAAAATCTTCGCGAGGCAACGCCGCAACAACTCTCTGCAAATCGTCGGAATTTCAAACGAAAATTGACGCCGAAAGGTGTCCATCTTCGGCCGTCCGGGCGCTTCCGCGCGAGAATTCGCGTGAACGGAGCGCTCATAAATCTCGGCGAATTTTCGAGCGCTGATCTTGCGAGCAAGGCATACGCGGACGCAGCATCGAAACACTTTGGCGACTTCGCGAGATTAGAATGAAGGTTGTGCATGGATGGCATTGTCCAGACATCCTTTCGGGGCCAGGCAATTACCTCAACAAGACCGGCGATTCCGAACACGCGCTCCAGCATGTCAAGAAACGAAGGTCGGTTGTGCAGGCTGGTGGGCACATCGGCGGGTGGCCCGTAATGCTCGCGCCGCTCTTCGAGCGCGTCTTCACCTTCGAGCCCGATTTCGAGAATTTCTCATGCCTGGCGGCCAATCTGGCCCAGCGGACGGCAGGCAACGTATTTCCGGTGCGCGGGGTGCTCGGAAACGAACGCGGCCCCACGGGCCTCCACAAGAGTTCTAAGAGCACTGGCCAGCATCGCGTTGGAAAGGGCCAGCTCGTCCCGACGTTCCGGATCGACGACCTCGGCCTGGTCGACCTCGACGCGATCTTCCTGAATCTCGAAGCCTTCGAGATTCCGGCGCTGCGCGGGGCGCTCAAAACGATTGAGCGGTGTCGGCCGGTAATCATGGCGGAAGAAAATCGTCGCGTTCACGAACAAGGTTTCCAAATTGGCGACCTTGGCCGCTTGCTCACGCCGCTCGGTTATCGCAAGGTCGCCGCCGTGAACGAAGACCTTGTCTTCCATCCAGGACCGCACTCTTGAAGATCACGCCAGCCTATCTCGAAGAGCAACGCGCCCTTCACGCCCATCCGCGCGGTTATGGCGGGCGCGGCTCGAAATGGGCCAGCGAAGTCGCCCAGCTCGCGACAGGCCGCAGGATCGTCAATATCCTTGACTATGGGGCCGGTCAGGGGACGCTCTCGACGGCGCTCCGCGAGAGCGGCTTCAAAGCCAGGGACTACGACCCGGCCGTCTTTTCGTTCAAGAGCGATCCCGAGCCCGCCGACCTGGTGACATGCACCGATTGCCTTGAGCATGTGGAGAGGGAATGTCTGGACGAGGTGATCGCGCATATCGCGTGGCTGGCGCGTCCCTGGCTCTTCGTTGTGATTTCGCTTGTCCCGACCGACAAAAAGCTTTCTGACGGTCGACAGGCGCACATTTCGTTGCATCCGCGCGAATGGTGGCTCTGGAAGCTGGGTGCGCTCTTCGATCTGGTCAAAGAGATTGAGAATCGTCCAGAAAAACAGTTCGTTGGATTTTTTCGGAGGAAGAAATGAGCCGCCGCGAAGTGACGTTGATCTACCCATATTATCGGAACGCGGAAATGCTCGCGACCCAATACGCGCACATCGCGGCTCTTCCTTGGGATGTGCGCCAGCTTGTGCATTTGATCATCGTCGACGACGGCTCCCCGAAAGCGCCCGCCTTCCCGCCCGGCGATGCGAAGACGAATTCTCAAGCCATTGGCGAGCTGGGCGTGGCGAGCTTCCAGCTCTATCGCGTTCACGATGATATTCGTTGGAACTGGCTTACTTGCCGCAACATCGGTGTACATCACGCGCAGACTGATTGGGTTTTGCTCACAGATATCGACCACGTCGTTCCCGAACAAACCTTCCGGCGGATCACCGAACAAAAGCTCGATCCGACGAACGTCTATCGGTTCTCTCGCGTGAGCGCGCCCGACCTTTCGCCGTTCAAAATTCATCCGAATTCATGGCTTATGACGCGCGCAATGTTCGACAAGATTGGCGGCTACGACGAGCGATTCTCCGGTTTCTATGGAACTGACGGCGAATTCCGTGACCGCGTGCGCACGAATGCGAAGCAAGTCATCATTCTAGACGAGCCGCTTATCCGCTATCCGCGCGAGGTGATCGCCGACGCCTCGACGACGACTTATCTCCGAAAGCAGCCGGAGGACCACGAAGGCGTGACGCGCGTGCGCGCGCGCATTGCGGCCGAAGGTGGAAGACCGCATAGGCTCACATTCCCATATCATCGCGTCGTCTGATGTCTCAATTATCAATCGTTACGTTCAAGTGGCACGCGCCGCCCGGCTACCGCTCGACGTTCACGTCCGAACACGTCAACACGCTGGCGCGGATGGTGAAGCGGAATTATCCCGAGCCTCATAGATTTGTGTGTTTGACCGACGACGCCGCCGGTATCAGCAAAGACGTGGAAGTCTTCGAGCTTTGGCCCGACCTCGCGAATGTCCGGAGCCCGCATGGGCCGAAGAATCCAAGCTGCTATCGGCGGCTCCGCCTTTTCGCAAAAAATACCGGCGATTGGCTGGGCGAGCGGTTTGTCTGTGTCGATCTGGACTGTGTAATCGTCGGCGACATGCGCCCGCTCTGGAATAGGACCGACGATTTCATCATCTGGAAGGCGACGTCGCCTGGCAATTTCTACAATGGTTCGATGTTCATGCTGCGCGCGGGTGCACGGCCGCAAGTCTGGACCGACTTCGATCCGGAGCTTTCACCGCGCGAGACGAAGGCGGCACGGCTCTTCGGATCGGACCAGGCCTGGATCGCCTACAAGCTGGGCGGCGGCGAATCGACCTGGAGCGATGCGGACGGCGTCTTTTCGTATCGGAATCAGGTCCGCAGCGCGGGCGACAGGCTGCCAGCCAATGCTCGTATTATTTTTATGCATGGCAGACATGATCCTTGGCACGCAGAATTGAAGCGCCTCGATTGGGTCAAGAAGCACTATCGTTAGTTGGCGGCCAAACGTATTCTCGTATACACGCCGTCCTCACGTTGTGTGCAAATGCCTTCATATTTCCCGACGGCACCATAAGCGTTTGAAGCCTCGAAGGGCACATACCAAACCCAGGAAGTTGCGTGTTTGTCCGTGGCGGCCGTTTGTTGCGGCAGCCCGGCCATAAAATAGCTGGGGTTGAATGTTGCGGGCATCGATAATCGAGATTGGATGGCCGCTAAGCATGTGGTTTTGAAGGTGTCCTCGGAAGCCTCTTGCGCCGCCGCCTTCGCTGCAATGGCAGCCGATTGCTCGGGTGTATCCCAGCCAGAAATCCACCACACTTCGAGAGCGATTAGGATTGCGCCTGCGATAAGCAGCTTTACGACTTTCATTGTGCGGACTCCTGTTGACGGCCAATCCCTCGCACGGGCCATCGCGGCGCGCGAGCGTTTCCTATAAACAGGGTTTCGAGTTGGTTAAGGAACTCCGTCCAATGCGCGTTTCCGCTGGCGACCTCGACCGCCGAATCACCATTCAGATCGCGACCGAAAGCCGCGATAGGGCGAACGATGTGATCCTGGACTGGGCCGACGGCTTCAATCTCTGGGCGTCGAAGAAAGATCGACTCGGCTCGCAAATCGTTTCCGCCCAGGAATTGATCCGCACGGCCGACACGGTCTTCGAGGTGCGGCGCACGGCGCGCGCGCTCACGATCACGCCGGAGAAACATCGGATTGTCTTCCAGGAAAAGCTCTATCAAATCGTGTCCATCGTGGACGGCAAAGAGCGAGACGACACGCTTCAAATTCTGGCGTCATCGCGGCCCGACGGCCAAGGCGCACGCGGGCGAGGAAACACAAGTGGCGAGTAAGGGAAGCCTTCTCAGCTTGAAAATCGAGGGCGCTGAAGACCTCGAAGCGGCGTTGCGCTCGCTCGGCTCCGACCGAAGCGTGAAAGCTGCAATCGGGAAGGCGTTGCTTCTCGCCGCCGAGCCAGCGGCAAAGGAAGCGCGTGCGCGTGCGCCGAGGAAAAGCGGGCGCATGGCGGAAGGCGTCGACGTGTCGACCACGCTTTCACGTCGACAGAAGAGTGGCTCCGGGCGCGGACGTCTCGATCCGACCGAGCAATTCGTCTACATCGGCGCGCATCCCATCGGGCCCGCGATCCTCGAAGAATTCGGGACCGCCCAACGGCACACCAAGAGCGGCAAGTCGACTGGCGCGAATCCGGCCAAGCCCTTCATGCGTCCCGCGTGGGAGGCGCATAAGTTTCAAATCTTGAAGGATTTTCAGGACTATCTCTGGGTCATCATCGCCCAGGACGCCGCGCGGATCGCGAAGAAGCAAGCCGCATTGATCGCAAAGGGAAACCGATGATCGTCGAGACGGTGATCGAATTGCTGGGCCAGGACACGGCGATACGCGCGCTCGTCGATGATCGGATTTACCCGGGCTTCATGCCGGACGGCGTGACGTTCCCGGCGCTCGTCGTCACGAAAGCGACAGGCATGGGCAGCTATGTCCTTGCGGGCG